ACAGTAAAAAAACAATCAAAGAGGAAATGAAAAAGTGTAGACTGTTATGTGCTAACTGTCATGCGGAGCATACCGCTAAACAAATAGAAAATGGAGTAATATAATGAAACTAAAAAAGGTAATCAGTGATTACTATTCTTCGTATGACTATCGGAATCTGCGGCCTGAAACACAAAAGCAGTACCAATATTTTATTGGAGTAATGGAAAACACACAGGTAGAGGGCAAGCCCCTCTGCCAGTACGATGTGGACAAGATTACAACACGCATTGCTAAAGTGTCATACAACGAATGGTGTGAACAAGGGCTGCACATGGCAAACCATGTTATTTCTGCAACACGTATTGTGTTTAATCACGGTGTACGCATGGAACTGTGCTTGCTAAATCCCTTCGCAAACGTCCGTAAACGAGCCACAGAGAGGCGTAAGACAGTTTGGAGTAGGGAGCAAGTACAAATGCTATTAGACACAGCCTACAGCGATTTTAGCACCCGCAATTTGGGTTTGATTGCGCACATGGCATACGAATGGTGTCAGCGTTTGGGTGATATGCGCCTTCTTACATGGGATGGTGTAGACTTTGACAACAAAACCGTGTACATAGAGCAATCTAAGCGCAGGGCAGAGGTACATCTACCTATTTCAGATGATTTGTGCGACATGTTGACGCAACAAGAACAGGACTTTGGGTTTCAAAAGTATGTTGCACCACGTCCTAGCCCAATTAGGGGTGAATACAAGCCCTACACACTACATAATTTACCTTTGTACGGGAGAAAACTCATGCAAGCTGCGGGATTACCCAATGAACTACGTCTGTCTGACCTCAGACGAACTGGTACAACAGAAATGGTTGAGGCAGGTGTCGGTATTGGGCAAATCATGTCGGTTACAGGACATGCTAACCCATCATCGGTTAAGCCGTACATGAAAAATACGCTTACGAGTGCAAATTATGCATTGACGGAGCGAAATAAGCATGGTAAAAGCATTACAAGTGCCGCAAAGGAAAGTGTATAACATGTATAATATATATAACACTATAAGTGAATTAGACATACCTAATGGTTCTACAAAGAGAATGAACTGTCCTAATTGTAATGGGTACAAAACATTTACCGTAACCAACAACATGGGCAGTCTCGTGTGGAATTGTTACAAGGCTTCTTGTGGCGTAAAGGGTGGTGAGCGTGTTCGTCTGTCTGTAGATGACATTCGTACTGGCTTTGCAGGTGCGGAAGAGTACGCAGCAGACACATTTGAAATGCCAAAGTATGTCGTACCACATCGTAATAACTACCATTTCATCAAGTGGTGTGCCACCTGGCATGTAGATGAAGAAGAATTGGGGTTGCTTTACGATGTAAAAGAAGATAGAGTGGTATTTCCTATCGTGCATGAAGGTAGAGTTGTTGATGCTACTGGCAGGTCATTGGGCAGTAGGCTACCTAAATGGAAGCGATATGGAAATAGCGGCTTGCCATTCACACATGGGTGTGGTAATGTCGCCGTAGTTGTTGAGGACTGTGTGAGTGCCGCCGTTGTTGGTTGCGGTTTCCTTGTCGGGGTTGCTGTGTTAGGAACGTCTCTCGCCGAAACACACAAAAGGTATCTCTCACAGTTCTCAACAGCAGTTATTGCACTAGACCCTGATGCATTACCGAAGACACTGGCAATGGCAAAGGAATTGAGAGGCTACGTAAACAACGTGCATGTGCTGCGACTAAAAGATGATTTGAAGTATCGTAATGAGGAAGACTTAGCCAACCTGTCTTCTCTCGCAATGAAAGGAGAGTAATAATGGAATTAGCATTGATAAGAAGTCTCATGGACAAGGGGTTCTACGATGACCACCGTGGCGCACGTTGTCCAGACCGCTTATTTAGCAAGGACGTGCGTAAGATTAAGCACGCTATAGACACAGCAATGGAACGGTATGACCGCACGGTACTGCCCGATGAAATTGAAGCATTATTCATGTCTAACAATCCCACACTGACTACAGCGCAAAAGCAAGCGTACAGCAGTCTGTTTAATCAAATTAAAAAAGAGCAACCAATGGGCAATGACATAGCACAGGAAGTGCTATCTAAACTGTTTCAACAAGTTGTTGGCGAAGATGTAGCAAACATCGGTTTTGATATGGTTAATGGAACATCCAGTAGCCTAGAACAGCTTCGTATGCTGATGGAGCAATATGGAGATGACTTTACACCTAATCTTAATGTGGAGTGGGATGACATTGACATCGACACACTACTATCACGCAACGACTTGGAAGCCCGCTGGACGTTCAACATTGCCAGTCTCACTCGTAAAGTCGAGGGCGTAAATGCTGGGCATCTTATTGAGATTGGTGCAAGACCCAACACAGGTAAGACATCGTTTCATGCCAGCTTGATTGCCAGCCCAAGTGGGTTCGCACATCAAGGTGCCAACTGTATCATCCTTTGTAACGAAGAAGGGTATCACCGCGTTGGCGCACGTTACCTGACCGCTGCAACAGGAATGACTATGCAACAGGTAAAAGACAATCCTAGCAAGGCACGTGACCTTTACCAACCAGTAAAAGAGCGTATCAAGATTAAAGATGCTACAGGTCGTGATATGTCATGGGTAGAAAGTATATGTAAAACATACAGACCTGATATTGTTGTTCTTGACATGGGGGATAAGTTTGCCAAAACAGGCGGTTTTGCCCGACAAGATGAAGCACTAAAGGCTAATGCTATATATGCTCGTCAGATTGCCAAACAGCATGAGTGTGCCGTTTTCTATATGTCTCAGCTATCTGCCGATGCAGAGGGTAAGGTGCTACTCAATCAGTCCATGATGGAAGGCTCACGTACAGGTAAAGCGGCAGAAGCTGACCTTATGGTGCTAATTGCTAAGAACCCCGTTGTAGATGGGCAGGACGAGGAAGACACACAGCGTCATCTTAATGTGGTCAAAAACAAGTTGACAGGATGGCATGTTGTGGTACAGTTTGAACTTGAATACAGAACAGCGAGGTATGAAGCATGAAACTGACACTTGACGTAGAAAACACAGTAACGCACCGCAATGGTAAGATGCACCTTGACCCGTTTGAACCAGAAAACTCTCTGACTATGGTAGGCATTCTTACAGATACGGATGTATGTCATACGTTCCCGTTTGACCACTCAGACCGTCCAAATCAGGAAGATTACTACGAGCGTGTGCAATGGTTTCTTGATGAAGCTACTGTGCTTATCTGCCACAATGCTGCGCACGACTTGCTGTGGCTGTGGGAGTCTGGCTTCAAATATGATGGCCCTGTCTTTGACACAATGCTTGCTGAGTACGTTTTACAGCGTGGGCAAAAGGAGCCGCTGTCTCTTGAAGCATGTGCAGAGCGTTACGAACTGGATACAAAAAAACAGGACACACTCAAAGAATACTTTGCCAAGGGTTACAGCACCCGTGATATTCCATACAATGAATTGTGTGAGTATTTGATTGCTGACCTGTACGCAACGCAACAGCTTGCGGATAAGCTGATGTATCGCCTTAACACACCTAGTGATAGCGGCTTGCGTGGTACAGTAGACCTGACCAACGAGGTAGCTGTATGTCTTGCGCGGATATATCAACGTGGGTTTCAGGTTGACCTAACAAAGTTAGATGAAGTGCGAAAAGAGTTTGAGCAAGAAAAGAAGGAACTAGAAGATGGATTGCAGAATCACGTTCGTAATCTTATGGGTGATACACCTATTAATCTTAATTCACCAGAGCAACTCTCTTGGATTATATACTCTCGTAGAGTAATTGATAAAACAGATTGGGCTAATACTATTGACCCATATATGGAGACTGCTAGGTTTAATACAACAATAAATACAGGCACAGAAAAGCTGATGAAGACGGTTGCAGAGCAATGTCCTGACTGTAAGGGAACAGGTTATGTACACAAGACCAAAAAGGATGGCACACCATATGCAAAGCCATCTCGTTGTAAGACATGCGACACACTTGGGTTCTTGCTTAACAATACCAGTGAGACAGCAGGATTGAGGTTCAAGCCACCATCTCCTAAGTGGTTCAGTGCCAATGGCTTTACAACAAGCAAGCAAAACCTACAGATACTAGAAGGTGCAGCACGTGCAAAAGGTATGACAGATGCCGTAGACTTTCTTTCTAAGGTTCGTAGGCTGTCGGCTATAGACACGTACCTTTCTTCTTTTGTAGAAGGCATTGCCACGCACACAAAGCAGGATGGCAAGCTACATGTACGGTTGCTTCAGCATCGAACAGCTACAGGCCGTCTGTCAGGTGCAGACCCTAATATGCAGAACATGCCACGTGGCGGCACGTTTCCTGTTAAAAAAGTATTTGTGTCACGATTTGATGGCGGCAAGATTCTTGAAGCAGACTTTGCCCAGCTAGAGTTTAGAGCCGCTGCATTTTTATCACAGGATGGAGTTGCAATTGAAGAAGTTTCCACTGGGTTTGATGTTCACTCATATACGAGTAAAGTTATATCTGATGCTGGTCAACCTACGAGTCGCCAAGAAGCGAAGGCTCACACCTTTGCGCCCCTTTACGGGGCAACGGGGTTCGGACGCACACCTGCCGAAGCAAAATACTACGAACACTTCACGGAAAAGTACGAAGGAATTGGGGTATGGCATTCCCGATTGGCTAAAGAAGCTATAAACACACAGAAGATAAGCACACCGTCAGGTCGTGAGTTTGCATTTCCTAATGTTGTGCGCAAATCTAATGGCAGGGTAACTAATTTTACGCAGATTAAGAACTACCCTGTTCAGTCTTTTGCTACAGCAGACATTGTTCCAATTGCTTTGCTTCACATAAATAAACTGCTTGACCGAAAGAAATCATGTGTGGTAAATACAGTACACGACAGTATTGTTATTGATGTTCATCCAGATGAAGAAAAGAGTATTATTGAGGTAATAAATCAGACTAATCTTGACCTACCAGGATTAATTACCACACGTTGGGGTATTACATTTAATGTACCATTGTTATTAGAATCAAAAATAGGAGATAATTGGCTTGACACGAAAGACATATTTTGATATAACTATCGCACTTTTGAAAAAGAAAGGAGAAAAAGTATGACACAGATGACTACAATAGATACCAATAACTATGCTATGATGGCAAAGGCAATGGGTATTGCTGCTGAAGCAGATACCAACGCGAAGTCCAGTTCGCTGGCTAGGCTTCGTATCAGTCACAGCCCTATCATGGGTTCGGCTGAAGTGAATGGTAAGACTGTCAATATGGAAGTTGTTAATGGCGGTTCATATCGCTTGGACATTCCTGATGGACCAAATTACTATTCTAACTCTGTTGCTATCCGCCCATATATGCAACGCTTTATGTATAAGCGTTTTGTAAAGGGTAGTGACAAAACACCCAACCGTTACGTCAAGACGATTATGGCAGATAATCTGAACATCGACTTGAAAGATAACGATGGGGGCTTTAACTGTGGTAAACCCGCAGGGTACATTAAGGACTTCAAGGCATTGCCTGAGAAGACACAAGAACTGATTAAGCAAATTAAACGTGTTCGCGTTGTGCTTGGTACAGTTGAAATGAATAACCCTGTAGATGAATCAGGTAACCCTGTTGAAGTTGAAGCTACCCCATTCATTTGGGAGATTGATAATCGTGATGCATTTAAGCTGGTTGGCGAGAGTTTTACAAAACTTGCTAAGATGAAACGCCTTCCTGTTCAGCATCTGATTACAGCAAATACAGAGGAGCGTAAGCTGCCTAACGGTAACAGCTTTTACCTTCCTGTTGTTTCTCTTGACGTGAGCCAAACTTTGTCACTGACAGATACTGAGCAAGGTATGTTTGGTGACTTCATGGCATGGGTTGACAATTACAATACATACATTGTCAATGCTTGGGCAGAGAAAGCTAACTCTCACATGGATGATGATGATGTTGACGTTGTAGATGGACTCGTTGACATTGAAGTGGACGAAGAGGTAGCATAATGAACCACCCAGCGGAACTGGCGTTGCATCAGTACATGGAAGATGCCGTACACGGTAAGTCAACCATGTCCGATAAGACCATTGATAAAGTGGCACAGGACGTTGCTGATGCGTTAAAACGCCAGTTCGGTGGGTTAAAGCGCGGTAACTTTAAGCTACGCATGTCCAATATTGGCAGACCATCCTGCCAGCTTTGGTATGAAAAGAACAAGCCTGAAGTTGCTCTGCCTTTCCCTACCACGTTTGTTATGAACATGATGATTGGAGACATAGTTGAAGCTGTCTTCAAAGGTTTGCTTACAGAGGCAGGAGTAAAATATGAAGAATCTGAAAAGGTCACTCTTGGCCTGGGCAGCAAATCCATTGACGGAACATATGATATTGTTGTTAATGGTGCTGTTGATGATATTAAATCCGCATCTAATTGGTCTTATAATAACAAGTTTGCTTCTTTTGAAGAGCTAAAAGACATGGATGGTTTTGGATATGTAGCACAGTTAGCTGGGTATGCAGAAGCATCAGGCAAAGATGTAGGTGGTTGGTGGGTAGTAAACAAAGCAACAGGCGAGTTTAAGTACGTGCCAGCAACTGGATTGAATGTCAAAGAGGAATTAGAAAAAGTACAAACATCAATCAAGCAGGTTGAGTCAGACAAGTTTGAACGATGCTTTGAACCAGTAAACGAGAAGTTTAGAGGAAAGGAAACAGGCAACACTATCCTGAATAAGAACTGCTCATTTTGTTCTTACAGATATGATTGTTGGCCTGATATGCAAGAGTTACCCGCTGTAATGTCTCAGGCAAAAGAACCTAAGACTGTAGCGTATATAACACTAGCAGACGAGTACAAAGTTGCCTAATCATAAACAGTTTCGTGCTGCAAGAAAGTATGGGTATCGCAGTGGGCTAGAGCATTCCGTTTCTATCTATCTTAAAGAACACAAGGTAAAATTTGATTACGAATGTATCAAGATTGAATGGGAAGACCTAGCCTACCGCACCTATACGCCAGACTTTGTGTTAGGCAATGGAATTATAATTGAAACAAAAGGACAGTTTACTGCCGCAGATAGGCGAAAACATATAGCTATTAAACGACAGCATCCAAACCTTGACATTCGATTTGTTTTTGAGAATAGTAGACGTAAGCTAAGTAAAGGAGCCAAGTCTAGTTATGGAGAGTGGTGTATTAAATACGGATTTAGGTATTACGATAGAATCATTCCTGAAGACTGGTTAAAGGAAAAGGGTAAGAAGAAACATCCCAAATTTATTGCGTTTTCGGGAACAAAGATAAAAAGGAGATAACACATGGCTAGACTTACAAAAGAACAAAACATAGAAGAAAACGATTTTGTCATCAGGATACGTCCGTTTATAGATGACAAAGGAGAGTGGACAGGTGAAATTGACCTTTCTATTATGAGTCAACCAGACAATAATCTTTTAGAGGATGACTACTTTCAACTGATGCATTTTACAAAAATGATGGCATCTACTGTTCCTGTGATGGAAGACAATGAAAATATAAGACAGCTTGTGCATGATTATGTAATCAATGTTGTTGACAACGCCTTGGAACTTCGTGTAGAACGTACAGAAGATGACAAGCCAAGAATTGTCAACATTGACAACAATGTTATTTCGGTAGATTTTCCAACGAAAGGAAATGCATAATGACAGATTACAATCGAATCATGCGGGAAATAGAAGAAAAACAAAAAAAGGATAAGGTCGATATGGTCAATAGTCCTCCGCATTATAATGAAGCAGGAATAGAATGCATTGATGCTATTGCTGCGGCTTTGGGTGATGGCTTTGAGTTTTACCTGCAAGGCAACGTAATAAAATACTTGTGGCGTTATCGTTACAAAAACGGAACAGAAGATTTAAACAAAGCAGAATGGTACTTAAAAAGATTAGCGCACGAAGTAGAGGGTCTCTACGATGATAAGAGTTAAGATGTTTCTGACTATTCTAGTTGACCCAGAAGAATATCCAGTTCCTGCGGATGAAAACGTGGGAGAGGAATTAGAAGATGGCATACGTGAATACTTTTATGATGTAGACGGTGCTGA